GCCTGCGGACAAGATTGTTACCTGTCTGCCTGAAGCGTTTGTAACGCTACCGCCAGAAGCCAATGCCCCGTTAATTGTTAATGCGGCGTTGTTACCAACGGCGGCTATCGTTGAAACACCGTTTGGGTCTGCCGCCACCTCATCGCTGATGATGACTGGGGTTACGTCTGATCCTGCCATATTAATCTCCTATAATAAAAGGTGGGGCGTTAACCCCACCAAATTAATAATTACGCAATCTGAACGTACTCAATGATGAAAGTAAACGATCCGTCAGTTGTAGAGTTTACAGTATTTGTAACATTACAAAAGATGGTTCGTTCCGCAGAAGCATACTGAGCAGAAATAGGGGCCGTGGATGCGTTTTGAGTAGTAGCAACCAAGGTAGTAGTTGTTACGTTTCCAACGACAACTGTTGTACCGCCATCTAGGATTTCGTCTGCGATAGCCACAACAATTTGTCCGCCCGAAGAGGATGTACCAACTTCATAACCAATGTCACCCGTTCCAATAACAGGAGCTACAGCACAAAAGATTTTAATGTTTGTGATGATTGTATTTGCTGGCTGAGTAAACTCACCAATCGCTGGGCTGTCGCCTGCGGTTGAGTTAACAGTAACTCCAGAGGCAAAGCCAACGTGCTTTACAAATTTGTTTGTTACAACGCCTGTTGAAGCCGTGTTCGCTACAGTTGTAAAAGCACCAGTTGTTGCATTTTTAGAGACAACCTGAAAGCCGCCTTCTGAGCGCACTGGTCCGCTAAAAGTAGAATTACCCATGAGAATCTCCTGTCGAGGGTTAAGTCAGCCGCACCTTACGGCTGTCAGGGATATTAGAACGATAAAGGATTACCAAACAAAAAGAAAGGGGCAACCTAAGCTGCCCCTCCTTTTGCCAATATGACGTGCTTTACGCTGCGCCGGGAGTTCCAAATACGGAACGCCAGTCGCTTACGCCAAAGGAGTAACGCTCACGAGCCTTAAACCGCATATTACCAGTATCAAAATCGCCTTCCATGGCAGTTTTAATTGCTGAACGGTTAAAGAACTTAAAGCCGTTTGGAGCATCAGTCTTAATGAAGAAAGCATCTGTGTCAGTCAGGAAGTGGTTAACCACCGCACCTTCTGGCAACATGCCCATGTTCTTCATTGCGTTGTTGTCATTGTCTGAAGTACCGCTACGCAGATTGGAGTTTAAAACCCGCTCTGCAATAAACTGCAATTCTTTTGGAATGATAAGTTTCGTTCCACGAACTGCAATTTTAAGACCGCGCTCATCAGTAAATCCTGCAACATCAATCAACATCTGCTCCAAGGAGGTTTCGTTGAGGTCTGCCGCAGTGGCGAGAAGGTTGGTCTGGTTGCCGGACAAAGACGGATGCGAAGCTGAACAAAGTGCTGCGCCATCACCAAGAGCGTTGCCGCCCGTAGCAGAGAACGCGTTGTTCAAGATCGCAGCAGCTTTAATCTGCTTTGTTTGAGCCATCGAACGAGCAAGTGCTTTCGTATAACGGGAAGCAAGACGATCATAGAGATTGTCCTCAATAGCTTCTTCGGTAATTGAAAACGCAAGTGCGATAGTTTCGTGAGTGTAACGAGCAGTGTATGTTTCACGAGCATCATCAAACGAGATGGCAGTGCCTTCTCCTTTAAGTGGTGCTGCTGCAAAACCACCGAGCATAACTTCCTCCTCAAAAGCTCGGTCTGAGCTTTCTTCATCGAAGATTTCGCCATGTTCGTTCTCGTAACGATCGTATTCAAGCCCAAATAAAGCATTTAGGCCGGGTTCTAGCTCTGCCGCTAGTTGTGCGCGAGAAATAGCCATATTCTATATCCCTTCCTTAAATGCCAGTTGTTGCGTAAGTACCAACAGCGATAGTATTACCGTTGTTGAAGTGACCGTTTAGACGAACAATATATTGATGACCTAAAGCAGCATAATCTTCGTTTGAAGGATCATTATAAAGACCTACAATCCGAACATCCAACGTGTTAGTTGTTGCTGCCGTACTAATGTCCAGCATGTCAGAAGACATTCCGGTATTAGTGCTGCCACCGCCTACTGCTGCCATATTACAGTTGATGAACACATCAAGCTGGGCTGTCGCTCTGCTTGTATTTGTTCCGTCCGCGGCTACCACAAATAGCTGAAACGGGTCGTCATATACAGACGCCAGTATCGGGAAATTTGTGTCAACGCTGACGCTGTTAGAACCGGGCCAGTAGTTTAGGAAGGTTCGCTTCTTAGTAGTAGAGTCTACGTATTCGACTCCAGCCATTACACCAAGCGGAGCAACCGCTTGATCGGTCAATATTATTGTTCCAGTGTTTACCGGAATAACAATACCACCGTTAAAAATGGCAGTTGAGTAGTCACTTTTTATCTCATACTGAGTAATACCAGTTGAGTTAACGTTTCCACCAACTTTACTAATAGGACGAAGACCATAGCCACCTGTTAGTGTATTAGCCATATCTTAGCTCCATATGTAAAAAGACGGCCTATTTTCCAGAGCCGCCAAAGGTTACGCGAGATTGACGGTCAGGGTTACTGATCGTCATAGTTGAGTGTGCGTTCTCCCGCATCATGTCAGAATCCACCGCTTCCATCTGGTCTGTATTGCGCTTGGCAAAATAGGCCGTCCGTTCAGCGATTGTTTCAACAGGGATACGAGCAAGCATTAAACCGCCAACTCCAAAGACACCTTCATATTTACCTGTTTCGACTACCGGGGATTCAAAGTCGGGGTATTCATCCTGACGGACAAGTTCCCAACCTTCGCGCATTTTAGCGCTGATGTTTTTCCGATCATCAAACCCACGCGTTTCGGCGCGAATCCAACGATGTTTATAACCATCCGGTGCAGGCGGTGCATCTAGCATAGACGGGGGAGCCCACGGCTTACGCGCAGCCGTCTTCTCCCGAGTTTTGTTTGCGTGAGGCGTTCGATCAATTTTGTTCTCTGACATAGTTCTAATCCTTCACGTATTTTGCGTATTCAGTTAGCGGCACACCCAATTTTTTCGCGATAGCGACTTGGCTCGGAGTGAGTCGAACCTTTTTCCCACTGCTGCGCCCAGATGTTTGTCTTGAAACCCCAGCAACCGTCTGGACGGCACGTCTGCTAGTGTTGTTTGAGGTCGTATTAAACTTACTGCTAATGCGACTGTCTAGTTCATTATAGTAGTCATCGCTCTTCGGGTCAAACCCTTCTTCCTCTACAAGGGTTTTATGGATGCCAAACGCGGCGTAGGTCATAGCATCGTCTTGACCAAACCATTCGTTTTTCTCTGCCCAAGACTCGGCTTTACGATCTGGACGGCGCATTTCCTGCTGTTGTGGCTGCTGCTGTTGTTGCGGCTGCTGTTGCGCACGTTGAGCGTTTGCACGTTCTTGTTGCATCTTTGCCTGAGAAGCACGGTCATTTTCAATCGAAAGAGACGTTAGCTTACGGTTTGCCTCAACGGCTGCTTGGCTGTCACCCATCTCCATAGCACGAGCATACTCTTGCTCCGCTTGGGTTAATTGAGTGTTAACTCGGTTTGTATACTCGTTAACGTAACTCGTATCCAAGTTAGCCATGCGGCTTTTAAGTTGTTGAGATTCACCTTGAACCTGCTTTGCAAAGTTTAAAGCCTCGCTTTCACGGCGCTCTGCCTCACGCATCTTTTTAGTAAGTCGGTCAATGCGCTTCTGTGTTGCATTTTCGGCACGATCAAAAGAGTCATCTTCTGAAACAGGGGCCTCAGTTAAAACTTCAACATCAACAGGTCCGGTATCTTCGGCATCTAAATCAAGTTCTATTTGGTTTACTTCAGTCATTTTTTACTCCTAGAAATGTAAAACATCTTCGGGACTTTGGATCGTTGCCAAAATCTCGTCGTCGTTAAGAATACGAACCTCTCCACCGTCAATCCGGAAACGAGAGCCAGCGTACCGGGCAAACATTACCCAATCACCTTTCGCGCACCACGGTCCATGCGGAAACTTATCCGTGTCCTGATACGCTAATTCACCGACCTTTAGGACGTATCCTACTTGGGTGGAGACCGCATTTTCCTCAACAACTTGGTTGGGAAGATATATGCCGCCTTCTGTCTGACCCTTACCGCGGTACGGAAGAATCAACAGTCGCCAACCAGTTGGGCCGGGCATTCTTTCTAAGAGACTTTCCCCGATTTTTTCGGGATCCAGCACTTTTTCTTTTCCGAGACCTGCAACGGCCTCTTTTGCTGCTTTCAAGTTTACTGTTTGCGCTTTAGTCATTGCTACGCTCCTGTTTATCTAGCAGGCCCTTGAGTTCCTGTTCCACATGATTTAGGGAGTCTAAATTCCCCATAAGCTCACGATATTGCTCCTGCGACTTCACATTGCCGTATTGCATTTGGTCAACAATGTTCTGTCGTCTTTCTCGTACCATACGGAAAACTGCTTCCGCAATAAATATCTCATCCATTCTTATAAAATCCCAGTTTATCTGATACGCAGATTACTATAATTTATTAGAAAGGCAATAGAGATTTAAACCATAAGCTCAAAATGCGGCCCATCAATGAACGGTCTACGACCTTGTGTCCTGCGCTCATCAATATAACTGTTCATGGCATCTTCCATAGTCCCGCCGTGAAACTGAGCTACGTTTGATATGTTCCAAGCTGCGCCCCAACGAATAGGAACGTCTACTTCCCTAGCAGCTTCAGCCATAGCATCCGCAATATCATCATATAGATTTAGTTCCCAAGAGCCCCGGGAGCCAATATACGCCATTAGGTCTACGGCATAGCCCTGCAAGTGTTTACTTTTCATAGTTTGAGAAGCACCAGCCGCGACAAGCTTGGTCTGCTCTTCTAGCGTTCTCATGCCGCAGATCACACCAAAATCTATTTTTGTTTTGTGAATGGCTGATTTAACAACCGCGATAAGACGTGGGTCTAAACCCTCCAGCTTTGCTTCGCTTCGTGAACTTAGTTTAAAAGTCATCTCTTTTTTCCTTTAAATAGTAACCATGTTTCCAAAGATCTTGATCTGCGCAATGAGAAACACGATGTCCTTCTCCATAACCATGAGTGTGTGTTTTTCCACACTTAGGGCAATCAAAAGTTAAAAGATCAGTTGGTCCGTTCAAAGCGCAGTTAACGGTTTTTTTCACAGCATAAACTGTTGGTATGTTATTCATTTTTCTATCCTTACAATTAAACAAGCAACGGCCATATTGTTACTTGTTACCATAACCTTCGCCTGCTCCTTATACAGTTCACATACAGTTCTACTCTCAAAGCTGTTTAATTGAAAGTATTGCAAAGGCGTCCCCACAACGAACTGCATCCAGACCAACACCCACATTACTTAGGCTTTGTTTTATAGGTTCGTTTTTTAGGTTTGTTTTTAGAACCTTTGGGTCGTCCGCGTTTGGACGGGGACTTCTTTCCCGTCAACAACATCCACCAGTAAGAGAACAATAACCATTTCATTTTATAAACTCCTTACTTAGTTAACCCAGACTTCTTTTCATAAGTTCTTAAACCACCAATCCCAAGCATCCCAAGTAGCACGGTCATAAGAGAACCCATGTCAAACTCAGGTAGCGCAGGTATCTCTGCACCTGAAATAGCTACTATAAACAAAATCAGTGGGCAGAGGATAAAGTGGTAAAGCAGTGCAAACCCACAAATCCATCCAACAAAGGGACGCCAGCCGCCCTTGAACAAGCTACCAGAAGCCGCTTCCGCCTTGTTAATCTCCAACTGAGCAAGCAATGCCTGCTGGGCATGGTTGTCAGACATCGTTGCAATCTCATGTGCCAGCTTGGCTTTCATGTCAGAGTCAGGAATTACTTTATCTAAGATCCCTGTAACTGGTCCTATTAAGCTAGATAACAAACTCATTTTTCCATCGCCCTTTCGTCGTAAGAAACAGAAGCTTTTTTGTTGTCTGCTTTTGCAGAGTAGGCGTTGAAGCCCATAAAAGCAGCAACAACTCCGCTGGCCGCAATGACGTATACACTAGCTATATCTGTTATAAGAGAAGCCGCTTTGTCAAATCCCAGCACAGACGCCAACAGGATAATAAACGGGTAAATCAACATTCCTGCTAGTGCGAACCCTGTATAGCGCCGTTCAGCGTTCCGCTTCAGGTCTTCGTCATCTATACGCTTTCGCCTGTCATCTAACTCAAGCAAAGCCCATTCATTTCTTTCGATGGCCCCGCTGTTATTTACATCCGCCCGTGTAAATTCATCCATTACCTATTACTCCCTGCCCACAATGCCGCGCCCCAAATAAGACCGCCTGTACCCACCGCGATTAAAAGCCCAATAAAAACTATAGAAATAAGCCAGAAGATCTTGTCGCGTTTGTCAGCTTGTTCTTCAAGAGCCAGCTTTTTTCTTTTTCTTGCCTGTGCTGTTTCGTGAACAACCATATCCCATAATCCCGGTTCTGCATTTGGGCCGCTTCTGCACAACGACCGTAGCTCTTCTAATGCTTTCTTATGCGCCATACGGGCAGATGCGATGGCAAAACCCTCTTGCTCTGAAGAGCTAAGTCGGCCTAATGGCCCTTTATGTTTTCCACTTTCTGCTAGGTTTATCTCGGATTCAATCTCAGCAAGTTTTCCAAAGGCAGGCATAAGTTCATTAATATCTTTACCTGCTTTAATAGCAGAGCTTATGCTTCCAGCCACTTTTGTAACCATGCCAGCTAGAGCCAAAACCTCGATCATGTTAACGCTCCATCAGGCGGTCAATTTTTTCCTCAATGCGGTCAAACTTTGTCATAATTTGATTTAAAACCTGCGAGCTATCTAGTTTAGTAACATACTCTTTTGCAATTTCTTCACGAGTCTTATTCAAAAGAATCCGAACACGCCCCAGTTCGTCATGCTGATTCTTGGCCCACCATATGATGAAACCAAAACCAGCCGTTAAACCAACATTCCAGAGCGAAGCCATCTCCATTTATTTAGCACTCCCAGTAGCCGCCGCCTTTTGTTGCAGCACCCATCCCGCGAGATGTACCGCGCTTTAAAGACATAGGAATCTTAGCTTCCGCAGTCTTGCCATAAGGAATACGTCCCTGCTTATCAATCTGAGCGTAAGGAACCGCCTTCGGTGATGGACCCGCAGGGGCCCCGTTTACTCTTACTTTAGCCATTCTATTGTCCTCTTTGCTGTTTTAACAACTCGCGCTGCATTGCACTCTCAATCCGTTTGTCCGTCTGACCCTCTTGGCTCGCAAGACGCTGCTGGAACTGCTGCCCACGCATCTGTTGATTCTGAGCGTCAAGCTGTAACTTCGCCTGATCTACTTGTGCATCCGCCTGTTCTGACTGAGCCTTGATCTCTAGTTCCTTCTCCTTCAACTGTATCAAAGGATCCGGGCCTTCGCCAGATATTTGTCCGGAAAGCTCTTTCGCCTGCTGCATACCCTGCGCAACTAACTGCGCAACCATGCCCTGATACTGCATCTCCATCTGAGCCGGATCACCACCTTGAGCCTGCGCCTGACCCATTTGAGCCATGGCCTGCTCCTCTGCCTGTATCTTAACATGCTCTAAAATATGCTTCTGTAACGATACAGCAATAGCAGGCATCTGACCCATCATAGGACTAGAACCAAATACTAAGTGAGCCATAATGTGCGACTGATGATCCTGACCCGTAAACGCATGTAAACGCATCTGGTCTAACACATTGATGTTCTCTTGAGCAGGATCCGTGGGCCGCGGCTCGTTGTCCGGTAGAGACTGCATTAATCTATCAACATCGTTCACGCCCAGCGCTTCATACATATCACGGTAAACCTCGTGCATGTTATGTATCTCTGGAGCCTGTGTCGCTAACTGCAACTTAGTCTGAGCTAAAGCAATCCGCTGCGCCTGACTAAACACATTCGGATTAGAAACAGGAACCACATCTACACGACCGTCAAAGTCTGACGCCATGACAGTAGCATCATCGCCCGCAACCGAATAAGGATACTCTTGAGGTAAACTTTCCGACATTACACGAGCAAGTATCTTAAACTCTACACGCATCGCATAATGTAAACGCTTGTGTACCGCGCTCATTACACGGGACCCTTGCTCCAACATAGCAATAGTAGTGCCAACCGCAGCGCTCTGATCGCCGTCGCCAACCTTCATGTTCGTAATCGTGGCAAAACGCTGACCCGCATCTACAACAAAACCCAACAGATTAAATAACGTCTGATCCGGTCCCTTGAACGGTAAAGGCATTAAACTATCACGAATAGCACCCCCGGGAGCATCCACATCCCTAAATTCACCCGGCTGTAAAGGATCGTCGTCATCCCTGATCCGCAGTCCGCGGGCTTTGAATCCCGCTGGGAGATTAGATAATGTACCCGCATCAATCAACTGACGCAGTGAAGATGTTGCCGAACGAGCCAAACCACCGATTGTGTGGATTAAACCAAGCCCGTAAAAACCAAACCCCGGCAAAAACTTGTAATGCACAAAGTAACTGATCTTCTTTTTCTTCTCGTCATCTTCCTCATAGTTACGGCGGATCGACAGTATCTGGCCGTTATCCTGAGAAATAGTTACGATGTAAGGAACCTTAATACCCGTAGACTCGCCGTCTTCGCCAATATCCTCGTAACCATCTAAGTCCAGATCAACGTGGCACTCTAACAAAGTGCAGTCGTAATCAATCTGACTAGGCTCATAACCGTCAATCCGGTCAATCTCGTCACGAATACCCGTAATCTCGCCCTGAGACGGAATAACGTCAATGTCAAGATATACACCAGAAACCTGCTTCTTGCGCAGATCGTTCAAATCCATACGCACAACCTGCGTAATGTTAGGACATGTATCTAAATCAGAAGTATCGTAAGGAACCACAAGATTTTCAGCAGGTACAAACTTACTTATCGCACGGCCCAAGTTCTCATCGTAGTAAATCTTCTTGAAAGTAGAACCCGCTAACGGTAAATAAAACAACATCTGATCCATGTCAGGAGTGTAATCCTCCATGACATTCGTAATGTAGTAATTCATAAACTGCTTAACACGATGCGCCTGATCCTGCTTCTCTCGCGTGTCCTTGCCCAGAACAACAGTCCGAACAGGCCCGCTAGAAGGCAGTAACTCGTTAAACGCCTGCGCCTGAAACTGCGTAGCAGCCTCGGCCAGTAATGGATGCGTCACGCCACTCGCGCCGCGGAACGGGGTCGCCCGCTCCTCGTAATTAAAACCAAGAAGCTCTAAGCCATTCTTGTAAGTGTCTTCCCACTCTTGACGACTAGACTTGTTAGAATCAAACGCGCCAAGCAAATCAGACGCAATGCGGCCTAACTCACGGTCCGGCATCTCTTCCGCCAAGTTGGCGTAGAAGTTACCGTCTTCCCCGCGCATGTCACCCGGATCAAAGTCAACAGTAACGTTGCCGTCATCGTCCTCCGTGATCTCAATCTCGGGAGCATCCGGATCAAGGTCCGCAGCCATTAAGTAAGGATCCGCGCCAGAATCAGGAAGTTCAATCTCTAATTCAGCACGTAAATCATCTTCGTCCAACTGACTTGGAACGTTAGTATCCATTAATCCGCCAATAGCCATAAGGCCCTCCGTCAATAATATACACGCACCTTAGCAGAAACTTCTTCGTCTTGCCAATCATCTGTTGGTAATTGTACAAAATTACCCTGCCGATAGCGCATTAATGCCTGTGTCATGCTGTCAACCAAGTCGTCATGCTCCCCATTTGGAAACGCAGCGACCTCCTCAATCAACTCATCTGCCCACACTTTGTCAGGGACCCAAACCATGCCAGCCTCAAACATAGGACTTACAGCATGTACCCGGCTGATCTTGTCATTACCACGACTAGGCGTGAAGTTAACTACAGGTATACCCACACTTCTAAGCTCCTGAGTCAACGGTAAACCACTCGCCTTCGCCTCAATAATTACCGTGTCAGGGTCCCAAAACTTGTATTCCTCAAAAGCTATAGCTTTCAATTCTGGAAAATCCCATCGCCCCTTTTTACTGTCTAACAAAATTAAATTAGGTCCGCCTTGTCCCTCGTTAGGATAAAACACCCCCCACGTTGTAATAGCAGAAAAATCCGCACTCTCACGCTTACTAAACGCAGTATCGTAACTCTGAATCACAAACTCTAACTGAGGAACAGTCTCACGCTCCCACTTCTGCCACCACTCGCGAGGAATAATAGCATTCTCCTCACCAGTAGGATTCTGCTGATACTGAGCATTCCACTTGCTCAAAGGTATAGATGCGCGGACCGCAGTCAAATCCTC